ACGTGCCAGCCACGACGGAGGCCGCTGGCAGGCCGGTGCAATTCGTCAGCGTGCCTGAGGCGGGCGTCCCGAGAGCGGGGGTGACGAGTGTGGGGGAAGTGGCAAAGACTAAAGCACCCGATCCCGTTTCGTCGGTAACAGCCGTCCGCAAATTTGCAGATGACGGCGTGGCAAGAAATGCGGCGACATCCGTGCCAAGTCCACTAATGCCCGACGAAACAGGCAAGCCACTACAATTGGTGAGCGTGCCACTGGCAGGCGTGCCCAAAGCTGGCGTCACCAGCGTCGGCGAGGTGGCAAACACCAGCGCCCCGCTACCGGTTTCACCCGTGACGCAGGCCGCCAGATTCGCGGAAGAGGGTGTCTCCAGCCATGCCGCCACATCCGTGCCAAGGCCGCTAATGCCTGACGAGACAGGTAACCCGCTACAATTCGTCAACGTCCCGCTGGCTGGCGTGCCAAGGGCAGGAGTGACAAGCGTGGGTGACGTAGCGAACACTAACGCACCCGAGCCGGTTTCACCTGTAACACACGCCGCCAAATTTGCACTTGACGGTGTCGCCAACCATGCCGCTACGTCCGTACCCAGGCCGCTAATGCCGGTGGACACCGGCAACCCCGTGCAGTTGGTGAGCGTCCCGCTCGTCGGCGTACCCAGAATCGGCGTCACCAGCGTGGCCGACGTGCTCATCACCACGTTGCCGGTGCCGGTAATTGCGTTGCTCACCAGCGCCTTGGACGCATTGGTAAACACCGCCTGCGACGCCGTCGCGCTCGAGAACACCGGCGCCGCCGTGAACGTCGCCACCCCTACCTGCGTGAGCGTCCCCGTGATATAGACGTTGCCGTCAAATACGGGCGAATCTTTCAGGTACATCAGGTTGTCGCGCCACGCACTATTGGCGATGGTGGCCGTGACGGTTTCTCCGGCCACCCACGTTCGTGGGGTTGTCCAGACTGCAGGCATGTTTTAACTCTTTGCGTAATAAGGCACCACGTATTGGGTGCCGTCAATCGTAATCGTCCAGTAGCCGCTCGGTGTCGCCGGCAACGCCGCGGCGCTGCCCGCCGCCCCCACCGTTGTCTGCGTTGTCCCGCCGAACGTCAACCCCGTCACGCTAATCGCGCTGTGCGTCCCGTCGTTATTGTGCTGCACAGCTCCCCAGGTATTCAGCCGCACCAACAGTTGATCAAATTCCGCCGCCAGCGACTGCGAAAACGACGCAATGATGGATCGAAAATGCAGCACCAGTTTCATTGCGTCACCGGACTCCCTACCGTATACGGCACCACAATCGCATCAATGGATGGCCCCGGCGACGACGTAAACGCCGTGCCGCTATACGTGAGATACGCCCGCACGTCGAGCGTGGACACATCTGCCGCCATCAACGACTCCAAGGACTTCTGCTTCACCGCAATGCCGTTTTCGTCGTCCGTCACGTCCAACGTCACGCTCTGTGTGCGCGTTTCATTAAAATCGCGAATATACGACAGTTGCAGCGTCAACGTCCCCGTTGTCGTGCCCTGGGGGTTGCGATAAAACACCGTCGGATTCCCGACATTCACCTTGCGGCCGGTGATCGCCGCAAACGATTTGCGGTAGCGGGCGCCGGACGTGTAGGCGCTGGACGCATCCAATCCAATCTGGCCGGCCCACTTGAACAGCGCCCCCGTCGAGGCCGCTGTCTGCCCCGAGAGATACATGCGCCGGCCGCCATTGGGATCTTCAATGAAGGCGCCGTTGATAATCTCCGCGCCCGAACCGCCAATGATGGTGGTGGAGTCCAACACCCCCACCCCAATTACCCATCCCCCTGTCGTGCCGGCGAGTTCAAAACCGCCCCATACCTGTTTGGCCGCATCAAACATGTGCGATCGATACGTGCCGGTAGTCGGCGACGGCGTGGCAGACTCCTGCAATAACAGAATCCGCTGATACGGATCAAACGCCACAAAGCTCGAGGAAGCCGTGATCACCGTCTGCCGCAAGTCACGCGCAATCGGCTCCGACACGTTCACAATGCCGCCAGACGCCCACGCATACAGCGCACTCTGATCGGCAAAATACACCGCCGGCACACCCCCCAGATCGCCTTCGGCAATTACCCGCTGATCCACCGCCCCATACGCCGTGCTCACCAACACACGTGAATACGGTGTCGTGGCATCCCCCGTGGGCACCAGCTTGTACAGCGAACTGGCCTTGAAGACGAAAATTTCACCAAACACCGGGCCGATCAGCCCCGTAATCGGCCCCGCATCGCCGACATCAATCCAGTTTTCCTGCGTGGTGGTGTCAGGAATAGATTCATCGTCGCTAATGTTCGATTCGCCCAGTGGGCGCGTAAACCACACACGGTTTTGCACCGGATCCGTCTGTCCGCTAGCGGCATTGGTTTCCCACGCCCCCGCCATCAGCAACACCGCCCCGTCCGACACGATGTATTTGGCCGACGGCGGCGGCACATACAACCCCGTCGTGGGACTGGCGGTAAAACCCGTAATCGTGCTGTTGGTATCGTTGCTGGTGGTTGTGGCAATGGCCACGCTGGCAATTTGATACCACGTCGTGGGGGCGCCGCCGCTGTCCGTGGACGCTTCCACGATCCAGTGCGTTTCATCTTCACCAGGCACGGTGCCACGCGTCACGGTGACGCCGGCGTCATCCGTGATTGACACGTTGACATACGACGCCGACGGCTCCGACTGCCGCACCAGCACCCCGCTGACATACACCGCCACTCGCTTGCGATACCAGCGGTTAAACGTTAGCCCTGCACCGCCCATCGTCGCGGCCGTCACCGCCGAGGCTTGCGCCAACCCGACGCGCCGCACCGTCGAACCGTCCCAGACATGCAGACGGTTCACGTCGCTGTCATAGCACAAAAACAATTTGCCGTTCTGCCCCACCGAGTGCATGTAGCGAAGGTTGCCGGCCGCCGCCGTATCCGAAAACGTCGCCGACGCCCACACGTTATTTGAGCGGCGCCCCAGCTCGGCTGTCCCCGCGTTGTTACTTGCGGCCCACGCCTCCTCGCTGCCGGTATTGGTGACAAACCGCGCAATCCACTCCACCGGCCCATCCAGGCCCGAGGCGGAATACGTTTCTGTCGAAAATGCCTGGCGCATTTGCAGCGCCGCTTCCGACAACATGTACGCATTGACTAGTTCGACAGGTGCCTCCGTCAACAGCGCATTGGTGCGCTCATTGAGCGTGGCCGGCCCGGCAATCACCCACTGTTGATTCATTTACGTGCCTGCGGGATACCACGAACCCAGTTGCGACGGCCGCTGCCATCGGCGCACCAACGTCCGGGGTTTGCCAATTGGCGTCTCAAACAGCCAATACTGCAACTCGCCGACACGGGCCATGTACTCCGAGATGGCAATGGTGTATCGCTCATCCTTCAACCGCTGATATTCGTCCGCCACCGCGCCCAGCATCAAAATGTCATGGAAGTCTTCCGGCAACACCGGCACATCGGTGTCCTGCGCCAAATCGGTGATGGCCCGCGTCAAATCCACCGAATAGGAAATTACGCCAGACGGTGTCGGCCACAAGTTAAACCCAAAATATTGCGAATACGTCTGGGCAATCGGAATCCGCGCCAGTTCGGTACCGCTGCCGCTGTCTTCATGCAGCGTCACAAAACCGGCCCCCGCCGCCGACAAGAAAAACTTGTCCACGCGCTCCCAAGTGGAAGTGGTGCTGCTGACATTGACGGCCGTTGTGCCCGTCAGCGTCACCGAGGCCGAGGCTTGATAGCCTCCCGTGATCACGCCCACCACATACGCCGTTTGCGTCGTGTCACTGGCGCTGGACGATTTGACAAACAAGCTCGAGGCGTCCGACGGCTGTTTCGCCGTCTGTTGTCGGCCCGTCCAAATCACCGCTTCCGGCGTCCCCGACAGCGGCACCGGATCGACGAGCCGATAGTCCTGCTGGCTCATCTCGTACAGCACCCGCTGATTGGTGGGATCAAAGATTCGAGCTACTTTGGCAATGTTGGGCAAGACGTACGAGACTTGATCCGCCACGCTGGAGAAGGTGACGGTGGCGTCACGCAGGTGCGCGAGGCCGTCCAGCGTGAGCAGACGCCGTTGCCGCTGGTTGAGATAGCCAAGGGCACGCGCCTGTGTGGTAGCGTCCATGTCCGGCGGAGGCGTCTTCTCCAGCCGATACGCCCACTGGGTGAGCAGTTCCAGGCGCGTCATCGCGCTTACACCTCGATATAGACGAGCCAGCCATCGACGGATTGTGCGCCGCCGAGTTCCAGATTCAGCAACGCCCCGGCCGTCGTTTCAAAGTGGCCCAGGGGGCAATACGCCATCGCAATCGTGCTGCCTTGCGACGGCGTCATCTGGCCTGTTAACGCCGTGCCACTGGCGCCCGACTCCCAGCGCAGTGTTACCGCCGTGCCTGTCATTGTCATGGAACCGGCCAAGACGCGAATTTTCTTGTCCGTCACCGCCGCTACGATGGTGTTATCGCCGCTGGAGGCCGCATCAATGGCGGCAAACTTCGGGAGGCAATGCGTAGTATCGTTCAGCGCAATCGACGAGGAACATTCTTCGACAACCTGCATTTCAACCGCCTATCTGTTTAGGCCGTCTTTAATGTCGGCGCGGTTAACTGCTGCAGAAACTGCGGCTGCCCCGGCATCTGAGCCTGTTGATCCGCTGCCAACCACGTCGTCGGCACGGCAATGATCATGCGCGTGACTTGGTTTAGCGCATCTTTTTCTTCAACAATTTTCCAGAACGCCGATTGGCCGTCATTGCGCGTCACCATGGTGGAACCGGGCGTTAACAGGTTTAACTGTGTGCGTTCCAATTCGGTGCAGGTGTCCTGAAAGATTTCAAACACCGACACGGCACGGCCCCGCTCGTCATACACGCCCAGGAACATCGGGCACCGCAGCTTGGTGCGCGGATGCGCCTGATCGCCCAGCGGATGTGCGTATACGCTAAAGCCCGGCGCAATTTTGTTTTCGGGAATCGGCTCCCGCGCCAACGTTGTTGCCTGCGCCAGGCCATCACGAATGGCCTGCGCCGTGGTGGTGCCCGACTGCTGCAACGCCGCCGTTAGCATTTGAATCAAGGCCGCCGGATCTAGCGCAGACACTGGCGCCGGCGGCACGGCCGGTTCCGGCTGGTAGGACGGGGGCACCGGCTCCGGTGCAATGTCCTGTGGTTCCGTCACGTCATCGGACGAATCGGCCATCAACGCCTGCCGCTGTTCCCGCGTCAGTCCATTGGCTTTCGGCATTTCATGTTCCTTTCACAAGCGCGGGACGCCCGCACCACCAGAGCGAGCGCCCCGTCGCCGTCGTTAGTCGAGCTTCAGCATGACGCCGTTGCACTCGCCATTGCCGCCCGTGCTCACCATGTTGCCGCACGCGACAAAGCCTGCCGTCGCCGCATCATCAATCACGGCCGCGCCGGCCGCTGAAGTGGGGAAGCCCACGGTTAGGCCGACTGCGGGCGTGCCCGCAATCAACGCGCCTGTCAGGCCACCCCGCTGCACCCAGCCGTATTCAGTGGCTGAGATGATGTAGGTGGACACACCCACCACCGTCCCGGTAAGGGTGGTGACGGGCGCCTGAATGACGCCGTTGTACTGGTTGGGGCACAGATCGATGCGCGTGCTCGACGTGAGCGCCACGCGGAGCGGTGCCGCCAGCGTAAGGACAAGCGTCGCCGAGGCAGACGCTGCCGGATGGCCTTCAATCACGATCTGCTGGCCGAGGCCGGGAGTAATCGTTACCACCGCCTGTCCGCCCGCATACTGGTTCGCCGTGGCCGCCGTAGCCCCCAGCGTCACCGTGATTGACGTGGCCCCAATCGCCGCCGCCGCCACCGAGAGGTTCTGGTGGTTGGCAATCTGGGCCGGGGACTGCAGCCAATTGCCGGCGACAGTGTCCGACGCGCCCGCTTTACAATAACGGAACACTCGTCCGTCAGCCGTGACGAGCTTTTCACCCAGCATGTGGTACTGGGTGGAGGACGACTCGTAGAGCGGTTGGCCCGCCGCCTGGGGATCTGAAGTCAGTTGGTAGCTCATGGTGTCTCCTGTGTCCTGCGATTACGAAATCGCGGTGATCACGCCAAGATGGCGCGGGTTAAAGGACACTAGCTGGGTGATCGTTTCAATTTTCACCACGTCCAGCAACTGATTGGCCGGGTTCACCGCCTGGTAGGCTTTGAACCAGTGGCCCGCCTGATACGCCAACCGCAGGCCGTCCTGCCCAAACCGCAGGGCATACATGCGGGTGTCCGCGCAGTCAAAGTCATAGACGACTTTCGCCGCCTTGAACGCAAACGCGTCCGACTTGAACCCCGCATTGGCTTGCGAGGCTTCCTTGCTGACAATGCGCTCGTTGGCGATCAGCAGGCTTTCGTAGCCGTTGCAGGTGGTGGGGGAGCACAAGTAGTGCGTCGGTTCCTCGACACCCTGGCCCGTCGAGCAGGACGTATTCATCGTCCGCATCGCCGCCCGCAGGTTGTCATAGGCCGACGAAGTCTGCGTCCCTGTCGTCTGCTGGGAGCGCCAGAAGCTGTAGGTGGCCGCATTGATGCCGCCACGGGTGCCCGTGGTAGGTGAATCCGGCACAACTACCTGCAAGCCCCCGAGCGCCTTGCCGCCAAACCCGGTGCCGGCCGCAAACAAGTCCGAGTTGATCTGCTTCCGCATCGACTGACGCAGGTTCTCGGCCTTGCCCGCCAGCAAATCGATCTTCTGGCTGACGCCACGGTTGATGGCATCTTCGTAGGTGGAAATGACGAAGTCGCCCGCGTATTGCCGCCAGACGTACTCCGCTTCATCGAACACGGCCACCCGCGTCACGTCCAGCGCTTCCGTATCGGAAATCGCCTTGACGGTGGAATTCACCGCATATTCGATGGTGCCAATGGCCGAACGGCCACCGGTTTTCGCTGCAGGTTTATTCTTCTCCAACATCGCCAGGAACGAATATTCCTTGAAGATGTTGTCTTCGGGCTTGTCGCCGATCACAGCCTGCCACTGTGCCGCGACTTCCTGCCCCACATTCGGATTTGCCATGCGATCCCCTCACGTCAAAGGGTGCTAGCCCGAAATCCTCCGAAAGGCCGTCTCAAAATCTGTGGGACGCCCAGCGGGATTGGCGGGTGCTGCACCCGGTGTACTCGTCGAACCCGTCGCCTTTCTGACAGCATCGGCAACGAGCTGATCCTTCTGCTGGGCCGCTCGAGCGGGCATGACGACATCACGTAACACATCGGTATAGGCCAACGACAACGCCATTTGCGGACTCAAACCTGCGTCCCCATTGCGGAAGTAGGCTTGCTGCCGTTCGATAATGGCGGCCTTGTGCTGAACGAATTCCGGTTGCTGAAGCAGCGGCGCGACTTCCTGACTCATGCGAGCGCGGGCGGCTGTCGTTGCGTGCGACAATCGTTCCTGCGCCACCGTCTGGTTTTCACGCGCCTGAAGCGGCTGTAACCGCTGATCTACCTCGGCTAATATGCGCCGACGATCCATCTCCCGCAGATGGGCCAACTGCGCGGCGCTGTAAAACTGTGCGCCGTCCGCCGTTTGAAAATCCGCCTGCGGTTCTGCGTCCGCTGGATCCAGTTCAGCTCGCGCTTGCTGCTGCCCGCGCCGGGCGCTGAGCGCCCGCGCCAGTGCAGACACCATCGCTTGCCCGTGTTCTGGATGATTCGACAGTTCCGACATCATCCCGATCACAGTGCCAATCGGATCCGCCTGAATACGTTCACCGAGTGTGACGTGTGCGCCGTATTGCTGCTGGAACCGCTGGGTGATTTCCTGTTCCGTCTTAAGCCGCGCATTATTGAGCGCGGCGGTGTGACGTTCAAAGGGAATCGGCCCTTGCGGTGCCTGGCTCGGGGCAGCCGTCTCACTAGCCGATGTCTCTGTCTGCTGCGCCTGCACTGTCGTGGCAGGACTCGGGGCATTCGCCGCAGAGGAAGAAACGCCGGGATTGGGAGTGGCCGTCGTTCCCACCCGCGCCAACGCTTCCGCGAAAGACGTGGGCCTATCGGCCGGTGTATTGCTCGAAGAGGGACTCGCAGGTGTTGAAGACGGAGATTCCGCTACTGCTGTGGCTCCAGTCGTCTCGTCCAACGGCCCAATCCTTTGCGGCTGTTTCGCACACCGCGTCGTGGGCGAGTCGGATCATTTGATCCTAAAACCTCGCCGGTACGGGCATCGTAGGCTTGATAACAATTCCGCATGTACTACAAAGGGAACGCTCACTGGGCAGACGGACGGGCACCCCGGTGGTGCCGCACTTGGGGCAGGTTAGTGGACTGTCTGTCGCACAGGGTGGAACGTCGTCTTGGCGCACCGGCACGCCACAATCACGTCCTGCGCCTGGCGATACGTCTCCATCGGGTGGCGGATACATGACGGCTCCAGACAGCGAATTGACAAGGAGAGATCTTCTAGCATCTTTTCCGCATTGGCCAAGAGATCGCCCGTCGCATCCTGCAACTTGGTGGGCACATCGGCCCGTGCAATCCGCCGCTCCCGGCACGCGCAGTCGATCTTCCACTCCAGATCGTTGGTATCGTTCGCGACGTCGAGCCGGAAATCGCCCTCTCGGGCACACCGCGCACAGACAAGCGTCAGGCCGTGCGCCGTCACCAGGTGATCCAGGCTCATCACGTAACTCATCTGGATCGGGGACATCTTCAGCCGCGGCTTCCCCACAGAACTAATCAGCAAGATCCCTCGCTTTCACCGCCTCGTCCAGCACCGTGACGGTAATATCAGCTTTGGCGTCGGCCCAGCGGGTATCTTTGGCCGCTCGAGCCTCCTCACCCCGCCGGACAAGGGCCGCCGCCGCCTCCAGATCAACGGTATCCCACCGGGGGCAGTGCTTGTCGTTGGGGCCGGCGTTCTTCGCCCGAATTTCCAGCCCTGCCGCATCTAACGCCCGTCGATGCTCGGAATGGGAGTAGAACTTGCGGGGGACGCTCCAGCCGTTTTCAAAAAATTTGCCTCCAGGAATGTCGTCACCGATGGTAGCCAGCCGGGATGGCCCGTGGGGGCAGAACGGCCAGTCGGACACGGAAATTTCCGAACCGCACATCTCGCAAATGGATGTCATCATCGGTAGCCCTGTGCGCGGAACTGCTCCGCCTGCGCCTGTGTGATTAACCCAGCGCCAACGGCACCGACGATGCCAAGCTTCTGCACGATCTTGATAAGGTTGTCATCAAATACGGCATACTCTTTATGGTTGAATCCAAGGGGACTAGTATCTAACTCGACACCATCAAACCCCTGAGATACCGCTGCGTCTCTCACAGCTTCCGCGCTGGCATCATCAGACAATCCTAGCGCCTTGCGAGTGATTGGCCCCTTTGTTCTCCAATCCCAATCCGTCTGCTGAATCCTTAGCGGGTTCTTGATGTCAAGCTCAACCTCGTATCTGTGACGGCCCATTAATTTCGCGGCGTCTTCACTCGTTGTGAAATACATGGCCCTCCCAAGCAGCCCCTCGTCTGTGGTTGATCCAGCCTTACTTATGTCAAACTTTTGAAAGTCATGCGGGGAACCGTGCCACGCCTTGATCGGATTCTTGATGCGGATCGCCTTCAATCCCCCCACCACCGGCACCGCCGCCGACAGCATCTCCCCGGCTAACGACGAGCGCGAGTCATTCTGCGGAAAGCCGAGCGCCCCCATCAACAGATCCTGCACACTCTCGAGCGTCTTCCGCGCCGCCGGTTTCCAGCCGCGCTCCGCCGCCTGCTTCCCACGCGCAAATTGTTCATGGGCGTCCATCTGGGCCAGTGTTGGTTCTGGCACAGAAGGAAGCTGAACGAAACCAAGCAACTCGAGAAGCGCCTGTTGATCAAGCGACTCGTCTGTCATTGGTAGCCCTGTGCCTTCAACTGTTCCGCCTCCGCTTGGGAGATCAGGCCCGCCCCAAGTGCCAGTGCAATGCCAAACTTCTTGACGATCTCGATTCGGTTCTCGTCAAATATCACGTAGTTGCGCGTTCGTGGATTCGCCTCTGCGTGGGCTAGTGTTTTCTCAAGGCCGTCGATCCGTTTCTGGAACATCTCCCGTTGATTGGCTGCGTTCGGGTGACGAGTTGCCTCTGGTGTGCCCCACCTCGCTAGTTGCGCCCGCGCTGCTGCGAGATTTTTCCGCACCACGTCTGGATCGACAGATCGGAACTCCCCCTCGAAATACTTGACGCCAGGGATACCCGCATGTCGAAGCACATCAGAGGTTGATGGATCCGCGCCTAACAAGCTATAAAAACGCTTCCCCGTAGTCATTGGGCCCATTGAGCGAAACACATGACGTTGATCGTCACGACTGAATCCACCTATGTCGCCCGGATCGACTCGTCCATGCTTTAAATCTTCCGCAAACGCCTGTGCCCTCTTATGCTGACTCAGGGGCGCGTCCCAGTCCAGTAGCTCGTCGGGATCGACGTGGAGATTGACTTCGTAGAGACGGCCCTTGCGGGTGAATTTCGGCGCGACGTGCTTTTCAAACCACGCCAACGACTCCGGGGAATACAATCCGAGCTTGGCGCGTTCCTGAACCGCCAACACGTCGCCTTCATGTCCTAGATCCTCAAGAATCTGAAGTTTGTCGTATTCGCGCTGCGCCTGCTCAATCGGGAGCCGACTCGCAGCGCGTTCCATAGACGAGTACACGTCCTCGATTCGCCTGCCGCCAATCTTCAGTTCGGCGTCATACTCCCGCATACCGCCGCCGCGAGACATACCCACGGAATCGCGGTAACTGCGCCCCGTGTCCGCCGCTTCCGCCGCATACAACCCGTGGCCCTTCGCCTGCGCCCCTTCCCCCGTCCCGATCTTGTCGAGGCGCTGCCGCCCGAGCGGGTAATCCTCGATGACGGTAGCACCAGGTGGGACATCCGGAAGCACATCAGGCTTCCCAACGAGATATTCCATGCTGCCATCCGCTCGACGAATCAACCGCTCGGCCGCGTAATCATGCGGCGTCCCGTGCCACGCCTTGATCGGATTCTTGATGCGTGTCAGCGCCTTCGCCCCTGTCAGCGCCGACTTCGCCCCACCGACTACCGGAATCGCTGCCGAGAAGAGTTCCGCGCCCTTCGACAACGATGTGTCAGTGGGGAAACCCAGCGCCCCCAGCAGCAAATCCTGGACACTTTCGAGCGTTTTCCGTGCCGGACGCCGCCAGCCCGTGGCTTGATACCCACGCGCAAATTGCTCATGGGCGTCCATCTGCTCAGGTGTCGGCGACGGCGTCGACGGTGGGACACCGAGCAACTGCAGCAGGATCGACTGATCGTCCACGATTACATCACCGGCGGCCCGGCCCGCTCACCCGTCTCGTCCAGTTGGTGCTGGTTCAACCGCGGCGCCTGTTCCGCCATCCCGCCATGCGCCGGCACCATCGGCGGCGGCGCCATCATCGGTGGCCCCGCCATCGGCGGCTGCAATCCCTTGACACCCTGCGCCGTCAAAATCGCATACACATTCGCATACGCGGGCGACAACGGATTGAGATCTTCCGTCTTCACGCTAAAACTCGTCGTCATCGGTTCCGGCTTCTGCTCCGGGGCTTTCTGCTGAATCCACTGCGCCGGATCTAACCCGAAATCTGTCGCCAGCCGCGTCTGAATCACCCCGCGATTGAGCGTCGGATCCTGCGCCGTATGGTTGTAGAGCTGCATGTCCTGGCGTTTGCGATCATTAATGTCCAGGTAATTCCCGGAATCCGCCACAATCTCGCACGCAAACCGCGCAAACAACCCCTGTGCCCGCGCCTGCGCCCAGGCATTGCCGCGTTGCGGCCCCAGCACCTCCAGCGCCATCCGATCGCCGTAGCGCAGCACCAGCGCCGACAGCTTCTGCACACCGGCCAAAAACCACCGCACCGCCCGTTGCCGCTCCGCCTCAAACCGCGCATCACTGTTGCGCTGCGCCGTCGAAATCTCCGTCGCCGTACGGCTGCTGCTCGACGTCACGCCCACCTGGTTGGCGTCGATGCCCAGCACCTTGGCCCGATCGTGCTCGATAATCTGCTGGCCGGTGTAATTTTCGCGGCCCAAATCAATCGCCGGCACCTGCCGCATAATCGAGTCCGACGGCCCGTCAAGCGCCCCCGGCGCCACCGGAATCATCTTCGGGGCCACCCCGTCTTCAATCTTCTGCGCCACTTCCGGCGTGATCTTGCTCACATCCACCAGCATGTGGAGCTTCGATCCGTCGCGCTTCTGCACCACCTGCGTCCGATACTTGTTCAGCTCGTCCGTCAGCCGCGCCGTAATCGTGCAATCGGCCGCCGTGTAGGGCGCATCCGTCAAATCCCGCAACGCCAGCAAATGCGCGGGGTAGCCAATCATCGAATCCGGCGTCAGGCGGCCATCCGGCCCAATCGTTTGATACGGGCAGGGCCGATGCACCACCTCCGTCTCCAGACTGTCCACCAGCACCAGCTCGCGAATCACCTCGGGATGCACGACTTGTGCGTCCCGCAAATAGGCGCGATACCAGATCTTGCACCCGCTCACCATCGGTTCGTTGGTGTCACGGCTCTCGCCGAGCGGCTGAAAATAGGGCCGTTCGCCGGACGGCGCCTCCGATCCCTGGAAATCCGGCGGCAACACATAGGTTTTCTGCGCCTGCGACAACGGCAAACAAAACTCATGCCCCAGCCACGGCGCCGCGTCATACTGCGTGTGCCGCAACGAGGCCGGAATCAGACTCGCCTTGCCACTCACTTTGCGCCAGAAAAACTCTTCCCACACCACCACCGGCACCACTTGCATCACCGGCTGCCCCATCCCATCCAGCGCCGGCTGCCCCGTCGCCGGATCCATCACCGGCTGCGGCACCTGCACCGTCACCGCGTCATACCCAATCTCCGTCGGGCACGGCTGCACCACCACCAGACAATCCTGAATCGTCGGCCGAATCGTCGCCAGCGCCTTCATCTTCTTGTCACTGAGCAACGCATTGATCAATTCCGCGTGCAACGGCAACGCCGCCCCGTTTGTCTCAGGATCCGGCACCAACGTCACCTGCGGCGTGTCATAAAACAGCGCCGCCGACTTAATCTGGACATCGGAAAAGTCCGCCGCACAGTTCACCTGCGCGTCAATCGCCCCCCCCTCCATCCGCCGCACCGACGGGGGCGTATACCGGGCCAAATTGCCCTCACTGTCCCACTGGGCAATCACCTGGCGGCGCAACACCCGCGCCCGCTCAATCTCCGCCCGCCAAAACGTGCGATCCTCCTCCGACAGCGGCACCGTCACCAGCGGATTCGGCACAGACGCAGTCATCAATGAGGCCGCCGACACATCCGGATCGTTTATCACGCCAAGACTCCTCGAGGCTGAGTGCGAAACCGCTGCCGATACCACGCCAGCGAATACGGTTCCACCGGCGGCAGTATCGCACGAGCCATGGCGGGCCGCAACCCACCCATCAACAAATACCGTAACGCATCACAGGCGTGATCATCACTATTGGAATCCACATCCTCCGGGTTGGTGTCCGCCTGCACCATCAGCGGCACCGTCCGCGCCAGATACCGGCACCGCGGATGCACCGTCAACCACGGCGTCCCCGTCCCCGCATCCACCGCCAACGCCTCATGCACCCGCTGCCACCCACTCACCCGCTCGTTCGACACCCGCATCACCGGCAAACCATGCCGAATGAGCGTCTGCCCAATCCACTCGCCACGCTCCCCCGTTTTGGCCGGTAACAACGACGGATCACACGCACACGACGGCACGCGTGTCAACTTCCACGCCTCACACCGCGCCCGCACCGCCTCCGCCACCTCCTTGGCCGATTGCCGCTGGAATTTATACTCATCGAAAATGTGGACGTGCCCGTCCGGCAACGCACACCCAAACAGCACACACCCAGGCGACGAGTTGCCCCAATCCAACGCCAACCCGACACGCAAATTCGACAGCGTCGAAGCCGTCACCCCCACATCCGCTACATGCCAGGGCGCCCCCGCCCGCGTCGCCTGAAAATCAAAAAACTGCCCCGCAAACGCATTCCAATCCCCGTCCAACAACTGCCGCTGCCGCACCGTCGATAACTGCATCAAACTCCGCCGATACCCCGGATCCAAATACGGATTGTCATCCAAATTCGCCGGCACAAAGTCATACAACTCCGCCAGATACCCCGGATACTTCTCCCGATCCACCTCCCGATCCACAAAAAACTCCTTCACCCACGCCGCCCCACGCCCCCCCGGATTACTCCCCGCCCACACCTGCGCCCCCCCATCCGCCCACACCGACTCCTTCGTCATCGGCGTCCGCGCCCGCGACATAATCTCCTGCGCCGGCTCCGCATTGAACGTCACCAACTCATCAAACACAATCCGATCATAGTCCGTGGACAAATACTGCTCCGCATCCGCGTCCGACTCACAATGCCCCGCCACAATCACCGCCCCCGTCGCCGGAAACCGCATCTCCATCTCCGAGGCCACAAACTGCGCCCCAATCCGATGCTGCTCCCGCACCATCTGCCGCAAATGCGTGTCCTTGAGCTGCTTATACGTCCGCCGCAACATCAAACACGTCAGATCCCGATGACTCAAACACTCCCGATACAACGCGTGCCGCAACCCATGACTCTTACTCGCCCCCGCACTCCCCCCATACAAAATCCGCGTCGCCGGCCGCTCCGCACTCCCCGGATGCGCCCCCGCCCACGCCCGCCGCAACGCCCGCGCCCGCTCCAAAAACACCACCTGCTTGGCCACCGGCGCAAATACCCACACCCGCTCCCCCGTCTCCCGCCCACGCCGATCCGTCACACTCCGACGAATCGCCCACGCCATCGTCCGCCCAAAACACCCCTCCTCCCAACACATCCACGGCGTCCACCCCCCCACCCCCCTCATCCGCTTCAGCCGCGACACCCCACACAAACAACACACCACATGACTCGTCTCCGTACTCGCAATATCCACCCGCTCCCGCTCAGACACCCCCACACCTCCCCACCACCACCCCCTTATTCACCCGTCCTGACGCGAATTCACCCAGACGCCCACCACACACCCTCCAGGCCGATAACCACCCCTCACCCAGAGACAATCCGCATGTTCCCGCCCATTCCGCCCATTCCAACCCACAGCCCACAACGCCGACAGAAACGAAAGATGCTGCGAGTGGACTGTGAGGGCGGGGCGGGGTGGAGCCTCCCGGCGATCCGCGCGCACAACCCCCCCGGCCGGCCTAGCTCGAGCTGTCGGGCTCTGGAGGGCTAACCCGTTGAGCCTCCACGACTTCGACGACTGGCGGCCGCTCGAGCAATGGACGTTCGGGCGAGCCTATCTGAATCAGCACGTGGGCACCAGGCCGCTTATCCCCCTGCAGCTCCTCCACCTGGCCGCTGTAGAGCAGCATGTCACGGGCCGGCCGGTGATCGCCCTTCCCTGCTGCTACCTGGCTCGCCGTCAACCAGTCATCAAACACCCGCGCGCCGGCCGCACGCATCAACGTCACAACTCCTTGATCCGCATCAACTTGCACCAGCTTGAGTCGAGCGAATGCCGTTCCGCGTGAGATTTGGAGCTGTCGGGCCGCCTCAGCAACAGTTGCACCTGAGCCGATCAGATCCAACAGCTCGATGGCTTCTTTCATCTTGTCTTTGTCGGTGAACGTCTTCAGTTCAGATGCGGCCTGAATGGGAATGCTCATAAACGGGGTTGACCGAGTGGGGGTGGGAGGGAGGGGAGTTCTAGGCCGAGGGTGCTAAAGAGCCGTAGCAGTGTAATGGAGTGCATGCGGCCTGTTTTTACGGCCCGGACGGTGCAGCGGTATTGGCATCCTGAT